CCGACAAGCATATTCAATAGCTTCTTCTGATATGATTAAGCTAGCGTATAGAGACTATGACCGCAATCTATTGAATGGGGTCAAGTGTCTTTCGATAAAACAGGTACCAGATGTGTTATCTGTTTATCATTCGGGCAACTCATTGGCAAATTGCCAGATGGAAGCCATGATGGAAGGCGGCTTTAAACTAGTAGGCCGCGTTTCCGGAACCCGCGTTGAGAAACTCAAAGACGGTTCCTATGTAACCATGAGGAAAGGGCAACTCCACATGGATACAGAACAATATGAAGGAAATTCATCAATTGTTCAAGACTATATACGAAGACGGGCAAGATCTGACCCATTCGGTATAGAATACGAGGATCCTTGGGAAATATTACAAGCATACTCGTTAACCTCAATGCGCGATGCAGTAGCATGCGAAGAAGGTAAAAACCCAGGTACGTTTTTAAAGCGTATCGAGGTCAATGTCTGGTATGGTAATAAATTACGCATGCAAGACAAAATCCCATGTTCACTAATTCCTCAGTGGACAGGAGGTAAAGGCAAGAAAACAACATTCGTTGAACTCTCGTCTTTGGCTAGCAAGCTAGCCTTTATCTATGAGCGCACCTTTTGGGGTCGTAAGCTCATAGAGCTCGCATCGCCAACTGAAGAACAGAAGGCGTCGCAAGTAAGAATTGCCGATTCCCGATTACAGGAGTGGGCAAAAAGATTCCAAAAGAAAATACATTACTTTCTTGAAGGAAAACCGCACCCCCAATGGACAGAGTCCATGAGGAAGTGTATTTACACGACAGACGAACTTCGATCTAGTCGTGCAAGATCCCATCGGTTGTTAGAATGTCTTAAAACCGTACAGGGAATGTTCTTACAACGCTTTTTAGCGTTTCCGAACGAAGTATGGACATGGCACAAATTTGACCTGTTCGTACTCAAATACCTCAATGTACTCATCGATGATGAGTTCTATGATGGTGATCTCGATCCTGCAGTCTTAAACTACACGTCGAGATATTCCGAAGTTAAAAAACTTAGGAAACTTTACAAAGAAAACGCGTTATCATATAACGACAGTTTCTTTGAATCTTCAAAATTTGTGAACTCTGTTCCAAATTGGTTGAAGACCTTCACACGGATATACTCTGAGTCAATCCGCGTGAAAGGAGAGATATGGGAAACCGCAATTCGGTCTACCTTATCCCAAACGAGAGGAATGGGTACTCCCCCTCCAATCGTAGTATACCAGTCGAAGGCTAAGTTTTTAGCAACGATATCTGGTGAACCAAAACCTGTCTCTGATGAAGAGATAAGGTTGGTTAATGTGTCCATGGAGCAAGCATTGCAGCTTGTTCCTGAGCACGCGTTTTCTGGTCTTTCAACAAAGGCCAGACTGACGATCACTACCTCTGCCTGCTGGGAGAAAACCCGGCAGGAAGGAGGAACGCTTCAAGCCATAGGTGACCTTATGGGCGAAGCAAAATCCGGGAGATTGGCCAAAATAATTGACCTACACTCGGGAAAAACCCTCCGATATCAGCATATAGATGATATGGAAGAGGGAGAATACATCTTCTACAGATGTTTAGAAGAAGTATTGGTTTATGAACCTTTAGAAGCATCTAAAGTGTTCGTAAGTGTCGTTAAGGAGCCGGGTAAAGCCCGCACCGTAACGAAAGGTTCAGTCGCACTCAAGATGGTCTTGGATGTGATTAACAAAATAGTATCGTACCCCCTATCGAAGGTCGATTCTAGTAAATCCGGAATGGGCATGGATGCCCACGGATGGAATCTGTTTGGTGAAATGTACAATCACCCAGCAGAAGTGTTCCAGAAGCATCGAGTATCGAAGCAATCTGGAATTGCAGGACAGTCTATTGAAACAATAAGCTATTCTGACGTGTATGCAGAGTGTACAGATTACACAAATGCTACAGACGCAATGAACCATAAAATTGCATGGATAATTGCGAAGAAATGGATGGATAGATGTGGAATACCACGAATCCTCCAAATGATAGCCTTCCGAACTTGCTTTCAAGAGCGGAGAGTCTATTTCAATGGGAGAGGAATATTCTCTTCCATTGGAAAGGATGACGGATCGGGTTCAAATACCCGGTTTGTCACCCTTAAAAACGGTATACTTATGGGAGATCCACTCACAAAAGTTATACTTCACTTCGTAAACATCGGTGTCCGATGCTTAGGAAGGTATATATCACAAGGTAAGTACAAAGAACTTATCGAGGATATGCCCATATACCCTATGTCAAGCGACATTGACACAGGAGTATTGCCATTTGTCATGCCAGGACCGGCAATGATAATTGACAGACGTCTAATAGACACGCCGACAGGAAGGTATGATGTCCAACCTGTTCCGGCTAGGGTAATTCCTGCAGAGTGCATTAATTACCCTATATCGACGTCGCTAGCCAAAGTGGCAGGCGACTATCTTAATCCTGATCCGGAAATACAATTTCCGCTACCAGGAGTCCTGATTACCTTTTTGAAAAAGGTCGATACAGGAGACCCTGCTATTGATATAGGTTTTATACCAAAGCAGTATCGAGATCCGGCGATGTTAAAAATCAACATCGTCAGGATTATGGCTAATGACACCGTGATACGCGGTATCAGAAATCCAGATGACAGGCTTTTACTTATAAAAGGTTATAAGCCTATCAATCCTTACCGTGGTACAGAAATACGTACGGATAAGGATAGGTTTGAAATGCAATCAGATTATGATGCATATCAGACCAACGGCTCGCTTCCTAAAGAGCGAACCGAGGTACGGGAGGTTACCAATGTGGCAGCCTCCAGTCCCGGGAAATCACTCCTAGATAGAATCTTAGGAGCGATATTCCACTAAACCACCCGGAGCCAAGAAACCCCAAGCGGGAATCCCATCCGGGCACCCTTGGAGCCCTTATGGGCTTACCAGTTAG